TTATGCGAATAATCCTGTGATTTCACTTCTTTCATAACCAAGCCGAACAGCTAATTGTTTTAGCAGTATAGAATACTCAGTGTAAATCTTTTCGACTATCTCACTTGCTTTGCCATCATTGTATGTATGCGATGTTATATTTCTAGCCTTCGACATTCTACGCCAAGCATCATGATCTGATATTAAACCATCTTCAAATGATTTCTGTAATACAGGATTTGGACCTGTTATATCCTTATATCCTTTATACTCTAAGAAATCCTGCAAAACTTTCCAAGCCAACTCGAAAGTATATTCAAATCTTTGTACAAGACCTTCCATTTCCAGTTCGGTTAACTCATAGGGTTTTCTTTCGGATTCCGTAACCAGTAATACTCTTTTGCATGCCTTGCAATAACTATCATATCTTTGTAACCAACGTATATCTTGTTCCATAGTTGCTAAATTATAGATCAATTATTTGAGTTTGATTTCTCCCTTTTTTAAAATCATCATCCCATTCTATTTTTATTGTAAAATGTGGCCTTCTTCGAAACAATATGTATCGCACTTCAAAAGATTGTTGGGGAAGGAGTATTGGATAAGGTAAATAATTGTCTGGCATATTTAATGATATGTTCTCCTCAGGATCATCAAGAATTGCAAAATTTACATTATATGCCTTCGCTTGTCCTTTGTTGTAAATTTTTAAAATATTCATTTCTCCTTTGCTGGTTTTAATAACATTGCACTCAATAGAAGCTTTTTGACTTTCTTCTTCTTCTTCTGTTCTTCTTTTTTCTATTTCTTTTTTCTTTATAATCAAATCCAATTTATGGATTTTCCTACCTGTATACCAAGAATAAATAAGTGCTAATGCTGCAATTATAAAACTGCCTAATGAAATCCAATCTGAAATTTCCATCTTGATTATATTTTATATAAAACTTAATATTATGAATATTTTAATTTGCATATTTTCTGTTTCCATTTCCATTGGATCAGTGTTTATTAATCTAAAAAATATCAATCGTTTAAATAATCTTGAAAAAGAGATAGCTAAGCTTTTAAATAAAAAGTAATCACTTTCTTTTGAATATAGAAATGAGTTGATTCCGTATATCAGATGTTATTTCCTCTTTAATAGTATCTATTTCTTGGGTGATATAAGCTTGATTGAGTTCTACTAGTTCATCATAGCCACCAAAATATTCACGATTACATTTGGTACATTTGATATAACTTTTATTATCATTGCATTCAAATGAAGAGTCGTCACCACAAGTTATGCAATGTAATTTTATTGATTTATTATAATTCTTATCCATGGCTAATTTTATGTTTGTAATACTATAGAATTTTATTTGTTATGACCCCTTTTACAAGGAATACTCGAAGAACTTTAGTCTTGTCTATTATCATCTCGTCAAATTCTTCCAAGTTCTTTGGAACTAAACGCCATTTATTAGGATTGTCCTTGCAGTTACGGATATATTTCACAGTTCTGTATTCGTCTGTTATAATAAGGTATGCCTCACCAGGAAGAACACTATCTAAACTGACTTCCTTAATAGCTATAATAGAACCATCATTTATGTCTGGAATCATAGAACGTCCATAAGCTGGTACCGCACAATCACAATTCTGAAATGCCGGTATATGCAAATAGTAATTAGGAATATTAGTCTGATCGTTGGGAAGTTCATCATATCCCATAGTAACATCAACGTCAAAATAAGGTATTCCTTTGGATGATTGTTTGCTTGGTGCAGGCATTTCAGAGGAAATAGAAGTGATAGATTTCGCAGAAGAATTTAGTTTATTTCCGTCGCCAGTCAATAGCCAGGTTGTATTCAAATCTGGGTAGATTGTAGATATTTTCTCTAAATTGTTCCGTCTTATAGAGTCTCCTGTGTTTCGGACAAATCCATTGCTTAAACCACAATTCTGCTCGAACATTCTTGTGCTTATGCCTAATTCGTTTATGAATTGGAGTAGCCTATCTCTAACTGTTTCTTTCATTAAATCCTAAATTTTCTTAATATATAGATTATTTCTCTATGCAAATATCTACATGTGTAGATTTTAATTCTATATTTGCACTATAAAGTTAACGCAAAACAATGATAACGCCAAAATAAAAGGGCAATAAAGTTAACAAAATAGATTATTTACTCTAAATCGATATATAGATATGGTAAAGACAGAAAAAATAAAATTAGTGGTTTACAAAGAACATACGCTTGGGTATATTCTACCAGAATTGCCTGATTCAGTTCAAATACTACATTCTTCACCTCTGAAAGGAGCTATTGGTACAACCAATTTGCAGAACAATTTCCAGATCAACAATCCGAATGAAATCAGACTAGCAAGCGAGAGTGATTTTGATGCGTTTGGAATTTCGTTTGATGGATATAAAAATTCACCTGATTACATTTATAAATAAAAAGAAAATGAAGACAATTCTAGAAGTTTCATTACAAGAAGCAAGTAAGGCAAAGGATGCAATTAGATATAGTTTGCTGCGTACAGAACTGAACCAAACAAGTACCAATGTTTGGGAACTACCAACTTATGATATGAATGATGGATATGAGTGTGATGGTGACGAAGAACTGAAAGATGAAATTCGTGAACTGTTTTCTTCTTTCGGAATTGCAGAAGAAGAGTATTCATTCACTGACAAAGAAACGGAAGAATAAGCTATATAATCCCGGACGGGTTTGACCGCCTTTCCGGGAACTAGAAACTATAAATATAATAATGTATATGGAAAATCAATTAGAAACTATCAAAGCAAATCTGCCTTACGGATACGAAAAGCAGATAGCGAAAGAAGTAGGATGCTCACAGGGTACAGTGCACAATATCCTTAATAATAAGCCGGCTTCTGCTCGCTCAACCTACAAAGCAAAAGTATTGAATGTCGCTGTAAGAATGGCTAATGAAGCCTTGGAAGCTACTAAAGGAGTCTCCAAAGCTGCTGCCGAACTAGAGACTTTGCATCATGGAACTGCAAGCTGACGCTAAACTAACGAAGCGCGAAAATCAGATTGCTGGCCTCGCTTTTTGTGGTAAAGCAAAGAAAGAGATTGCGGATCTCTTGAATATTGCATACGGGACGGTAAACGTAATACTGGATAGAGCTTACAAAAAGACAGGAACAAGTAAACTGAATGAATTAGGCAGTTGGTGGGCTAATAGAGCATTTGCTCTAAATATTGATTTCCAGCAATTGCAGAAAACGATCGTAGCTCTTTCGTTTCTTGGAATTATTGCCTTTCAGATTGCATTTGACTGCAACAACGATCTTAACCGGAGTCGACGGGCAAGAATACGAAGAAATAAAATAGAAGAAGTATATGAACTCTAATCAATATTAATCAGGCAGCATAGCATAGAGATGCAGATGTGTTTCAGTAATAAAATCAGCTCAACACCATTCAAAAGTATAGGAAACAGCCTAATTAGAGATTATGGAAAATTGCTTCGAAATGATGGTCGCCCGATGCATTAAAATTGGGACGGTGCAAACGCTTACGATGCTGGGACTACTCCCCGAAGTAGTAACAATATCACAAGCGGAAGAAATATACGGAAAACGCCTAATAAAAGAGTGGCGCGAAAAAGCCTGGATTAAGTTTTATCCGGCAAATAATAAGGAAAGAGGAAAATATTATGTGAAACGATCCGAATTGGAAACAGCCAGTGCAATGATGGATTTGCATAATAAAGTTCCAGATAACATTATCAAACAACTAATGCAGATCGCTGTATGAGATATATACCGAAATCATCAGAAGTATTACAGGCTCTGCAAGATAGTATCGGAAAGCAGATTGCAGAAAGAGAAGAACAGAAAAAGAACTATGTTCCTACTCCTGTAGAGATTAAACCTGATAAAAAAGATATAAGCATAGAGCCCACGGCCGAAGATATTCTTTTAATGGAGGAATATAGACGTGGAGTATATCAAGGAGATTAATAAAATGCTAATATTTAAACAATTATGAGTAAAATTATTGAAGTAAAAGTGGAAGAGCTAAATGCGCTTCCAGCAACGAAAATTGTCGAAAGTGAAAATGTACAGGCAAAATTCGTTCAAATGTACAATGCTATCTGGGGAACAGATAAAGGTGAGCAAATGTATCATAAAGAAGTATTCAACTTTCAAAAACTTCTCCGTGATAATCCTGATTTGGCAGATTCGACAAAGATGTCTCTATATGGCTGTTTTCTTGATATAGCAGTCAACGGTCTTACATTAGATCAAACAGGACATCCACTTTGCTATATACTTAGCAGAAGCAGTAAAACCGGACACAAGAACGCACAAGGATATGATATTTATGAAAAACGTGCCTATGTTTCAGTTACAGGGTATGGCGAACTGACAATGCGTATGCGTGCCGGGCAAATCAAGTATGCGGATAATCCAGTCGTTGTATATGAGGGAGATCATTTTAAAGCATCCTTAGTTAATGGTATAAAGAATATCGAGTATGAAGCACAATGCCCCCGTACTTCAACCAAAGTTATTGCTGCATTCATTCGTATTGTACGAAATGACAACTCGGTAGATTATCAATGGTTAATGGAAGGTGATATCGAACGATTGAAACATTATAGTGAAAAAGCAAATTCGAAGTGGAACGATCAAACTAAAAGACGTGAATTGGGTAAAGCCAATGCACTTTATACTTCGAATAATGGAAGCATTGACCCTGGGTTCCTTGAGAATAAGATGATCAAACATGCGTTTGATGCTTATCCTAAGGTTCGTACAGGTAAGTTTACTATAATGGCTTCTGATCAAGAAGAGGAAGAAATTATCGACTATGGCTTGGTGGATGAAGACAAGGTTAATGAACCCGTTCAGGCTGTGGATAATCCTAATATTCCTTTCGGTGAAGAAAAACAACTGGAAGCTCCAGAACCTGTACAGGTGCCAGTCTCCGATGATGATGAAGACGGTGGATTCTAATACTTACTAACCGATTAAAATAAATAATATGGCAACAGAGTTAATCAAAATAGACGAAGCAAAAAATATTCTGTCATCTTTTCCAGATATAATGGGGAAGAATACAAATTCTGTCAAAAAGTGTAATGAAGCTGGGCAAGCTCTCCTTGACACTATCGAAGGAGAAGGTATGAATGAAACAATAGATCAGGCTACAGCCGACTACTTGAAAAAGGTTAGCGTAACACTCAAAAATATGGATGAACGTCGTAAACCTATTACGCAGATATTTGATAGAATACGTTCCTTTTTCACCTCCCAAGAAAAACAAATTGATCCTAAGGATCCTTCAACAATTCCCGGAAAGCTTGTGATAAAGCGCAATGAGTATGCCAAGTTTAAATACGAAGAAGAACAGAAAAGAAAGAGAGAAGCGGAACAGAGAGCTAGAATTGAAACAGAGAAAGCGAACTATCGACAGATAATAGGGGATAGCCTTCTTTCTTATTTCAATCAATATCTTTCAAGTAAAGTTTCTGAATTGCAGGGAATATTTTCCAACTTGACTTATGAAAACTTCGATCGTGAAGTTATAGGAATCACAGTTTTTCAGACCGATTATCCCAAATCTCATTTTGATAAGTTTAGTGCGGATTCTGCAACTTACTATATTAGTCAAGAAACAAAACAGGAGATTCGCCGAGAAGTTCTAGAGGGCAAATATGAGCAATACGCTCAACAGTATAAGGCAAAGATTGTAAGCGTTAAGCAAGACCTTACCGACCGTGTTCCCTCTAAACGCAAGGAACTTGCAGAACTGGAACAACTTCGTCTCGCTAATGCAGAGGAAGCTGCCAAAGCGGAAGAATTGCGTAAACAACGTGAAAAAGAAGCTGCAGCCAAAAGAATGGAAGAGTTGAAAAAGGAGGAAGAAGCAGCAAAACAAGAGGCTGCACTGAAGGCACAACAAAGCTCTATTGGTAGTCTTTTTATGGAAGCTGCCGCTTCTATTGCTCCTCCACCGACTAACGCCAAGGTGAAAGAAAAGATTGTTGTACTTCATCAGCAGGGATATTTAGAAATATTCCAGATGTGGTGGATAAACGAAGGTCAAACGTTGCCTGTTGAAGAACTGGAGAAAATCTTTAAAAAGATGATTACTTATTGCGAGAAGCAGGCGAACGGTAAAGATCAAAAGCATATCGAATCAAAATTCATCCGATATGAAGCAGATGTAAAAGCCAAATAGCCATGTCAAATCCTGATTCATATTACTCTCGTCCGGAGGTCAGCAATTCAGATCTGACAGAGCTTAAGAACTATCTTTATCCCCGTGCTCAATACGGGGATAAAGAGAAAGCATTCAAGTTTGGAACTCTTGTAGATGCTCTTATTACAGAAAACGAGCGTGTAAGATATGACAAGTTAATGGTAGACGATTACGTGTATACGAAAGACGAATTTGAACTAGGGCTTGAAATGCGTAAGGCTCTCCGGAAAGAAGCAGAAAAGGATCAATTTCTAGCTGTCGTTTTAGCACAGTCCGATACACAAAAGTTTATGGTTAATAAACAACAAGAGTTCTTTTATGGGAACTTTGTTTATCATCTCGATACACGGTGTAAATGGGATTGGTGGTTGTCTTCTTTCAACTTTGGAGGTGATTTAAAAACGACCTTCGCAGAGTCCCAAACACAATTTGATGAAGCGATAGATTTCTTTGACTGGGACCGGTCCCGGGCATGGTATATGGATATAGCCGGTAGCAAACAAGATTTTATTTATGCTATCAGCAAGAAGAATTGTAGAATCTTCAAGCATTTTATTACCGACCGGAAACACCCTTCATACATCAGAGGAAAAGAGAAATACGAGGACCTTGCTTTTAAGTGGTGGCAATTAATGGTCTGATTATATTTTACCATAAAACAATATGAATTTACTTATTACATCAAAAGAACAAATATTGGCCGAATTAACCAATATAGATTCATTCCTTAATATAACTATGAGCGAAGATGTAGCAGAAGCTGTACAACGCGGTAATGACTTAGCTGTATATGTTGCTCGTTCCGGCAAATTGCTCGCAGATTCAAAATATTGGCTCAATGAGGCAATGAAATCCGAGGTCATGCAGACGCTTGTAGACACGGCAAAAAGTGCGAAAGCAACAGCGACAGCGATAAATGCTCTAGTCAATTCTTTATGTCGGGAAGAGAGATACTTAGTTGATTGGTGCGAACGTTGCAATCGGACGGCAACACATCAATTATCGTGGTGTGTAACTGTAATAAGTAAAGCTAAGGCAGAAATGCAAATGTCCGGAATGTATAACAACAAAAAGTAATTATCATGAAAAATCTAAGAAGAGTCACAATCGGAATATCCGTTATCGGCCTGTTTACGGCATTATCTTTCTCTCAAAGAGAAGATGCTACAACTAGAGAAATAACTACGGCTGCCGTAATGGGAGTTGTATCAACGTTTAGTATTATCACTTTATCAACTAAAGAAGATTATGGAACAAGCAAAAAATGAAATCAAGAAAGCGATTATTAAAAAGGACCGCTTGAATGTAGTGTACAATGAACGTTTTTCGGAAGCAAACTACACGAATGTAATTAGCAAGAACTGCGATCAGATCATTCATAGTGACTTAAGAGAGACATTTAATCGTCTCAAATTACATCTTGTCGTATTATGCGAACAGCCGGAAGCTGCCAATATTAATAAGGATAGTTTTACGTCTCCTGGCTATTCAGAGATTCTTGAAAATTACATCATAACCGGCTATGCAAACGATAGCGTCGATGGTGTGTCTGGAATTACTATTATGGGGGCTAAATTACTTCAGTCCGGCAAAGTTGTTGATCTGAAAATCTTCGTTCCTCTCCTTGATGCAGACTATCCTTACTATGAAGAATTGAGCATTGATGCGGCAGCTTGTGACGCAGAAGTTGAGAGTTATCTGTTTGAAGAGAAATGGGGAGTCAGACAGGAACGTCTTGATTTTGATACAGACGAACCGGAAGAAGCCGTTATAATTGAAGATAAACCTAAAAAAAGAGGGCGAAAGAAGCAAATAGAAGCTCCAGCTCCTTTAGATGCAACTGCATAACACCAATCACTATAGGGGGATAATTCCCCCTACAAAATACTCTAAATCATGAATATCGAATTAAAAGGAGATAATTTTGAATTATCTTTCAAGTATAAACCTTCTATCGTAGATCGGATCAGGCAGATTCCTGGAAGACGTTTTGACGGTACCCGAAAAGTTTGGATTATTCCGACTAGGAGTAGAGTTGATCTTGAAAGGATGATTTATCAAATACAGCAATTTGAGAATATAAACTGGCTTAGTGGCAATGAAAAAAGGGAAGAAGAAGCTGTTTACGATATTCCGGAACTTCCGGAGCTGGTCATTCCTCATAATCTTAAAATTCAACCTTATCCTTATCAACTTAAAGGCATTGCTCGAGGATTAGAATTAAAACGGTTTATGAACTGTGATGAACCGGGACTCGGTAAGACATTGCAGAGTATTGCAACAATTAATATCGCTGGTGCTTTTCCTTGTCTTGTTATTTGTCCTTCTTCATTAAAAATAAACTGGATGCGTGAATGGGAGAAGTTTACGGACAAAAAAGCAATGATCTTAACTGATAAAGTACGTGATACTTGGACTTTTTTCTTTCAAACAGGAATGCATCAGGTATTTATAGTCAATTATGAGTCTTTAAAAAAGTACTTTGTACAACGTATAAAGAAGTCCGAAGGCTGGACGCTACGAGATGTAGAATTTAGAAACTCAATCAACTTATTCAAATCAGTTATCATTGATGAGAGTCATCGTTGTAAATCTGCATCTACCCAGCAGGCTAAATTCTGTAAAGGGATATGCACCGGCAAAGAATGGATTATCGAATTGACGGGAACCCCAGTTGTCAACAGGCCAAAAGACCTGATTCCACAGCTAGCAATATTGAATCGTATGGAAGATTTTGGAGGTTATAAGCCTTTTGTTAACCGATACTGTTCAGGTCAAAGAGAAGCGTCAAATTTGAAAGAATTAAATTTCAACCTATGGAAATACTGTATGTTTCGACGTGAAAAGTCACTAGTTCTTACAGATCTTCCAGATAAAATACGTCAAGTAAACACATGTGAAATTACTAATCGTAAGGAGTACGTAGATGCCGAACGTGATCTTATTATGTATCTACAGAAATATAAGGATGCCGATGATGAAAAGATTGAAAAGGCTTTGCGTGGTGAAGTCATGGTACGTATCAATATTCTTCGGCAGATCTCCGCACGTGGAAAAGTACGCGATGTTATTGAATTTGTGAAAGACTTCCGGGAGAATGGAAAGAAAATAATCCTCTTTTGTTCTCTTCATGAGGTTGTAGACCAACTGAAACGTTACTTTCCCACTGCTGTATCAGTTACCGGAAGAGATTCCCAAGATGATAAGCAAAGAGCGGTTGATGCCTTCCAGAATAATCCTAAGACAGATATAATTATTTGCTCTATTAAAGCGGCTGGAGTTGGCTTAACGCTTACTGCATCAAGCAATGTCGCTTTTGTTGAGTTCCCTTGGACATACGCTGATTGTTGTCAGTGCGAAGACCGGGCACACCGTATCGGGCAAAAGGACTCTGTTACCTGTTACTACTTTCTTGGTCGGCGAACTATTGATGAAAAAGTTTATCGCATAATTCAAGAGAAGAAAAATATCGCTAATGCAGTAACCGGATCTACGGAAGACATTGAGGAAAATATCGTTGATATGGTTGCACGAATATTTGATACAGATTATGATGATGAGGGGTTTTAAAATGGAGCCACAACAGAAAATAGACCGGTTAAAGAAAGCGGGCTACCAAGTTCAAGAGAAAGGTAACAAGATTCGTGTTACCAAAGGATCATTAATAATCAATGGAACAATTAACCAAGTACACAAAGAAGTTTTTAATCAATAATTATAGGCACTATGAATACGTATAGTAAATATGTACCAAATGTTTTTCTTGCAAAATGTAGTGAAAAACATGAAAAAGGAGAAGTAATCGAGGTTACAACCAAGTATGGAAAAGAAAATGAATGTATTGTTTTCAACCTCATTTACGAACGTGATGGATTCTATTATTACTCAATCGTACGGGCTGATGGCTTTAATGTGCAAGAGTGGGCTAAACAAAGGGCTGAACGTCGTCATGAATGGGCTATATCTGCTGTACAGAAAAGTAGTGAATATTACAACAAGTCCAATAAAGATAAGGATTTTCTTTCTCTAGGT